TTCATTTATTAAAACACTCCCTATTGAGTCAGATGCTAATCTAGGCATAGTAAAAGACGAACCACCAAATGACCCGCCTCTAACCAAATTATTCACTTTTTTAATATTTCTGTTTATGTTTTGTTGAATCTTAATAATATCTGTAGGAGAATTACTAAAATCAACTTCCACTGGCTCGTTCACAATTGGATGCGATTCGGTGATTTTAACCACTTTTAAATCTAAATTGTAACCCAATGGTTGATGAATAAAACGAATCATATGGTTTTCTTTTATATCGTCATTTTGAATATATCGTTTTTCTTCCATACTACCTAAGTGGTTAGTTGAAACTTCAACTGTTGGTTGATCGTTGAGTCGTGCTTTGATCGTTTCGAGCAATTCGTCTTTATCTAACGTATTATCATCAAACACAGTTGGTGCTTCTGACCAACCAAACGTTTCTACATTAGGCGATTCATATTCAGCGTAAGTGTGATAAACGTCACTGCCTTTTAATACGGCTGTTAAGTTTAATGTTGTTGATTTCTCTGTTCCAACATACATGACTGCTGCTGTTTTATATTCTTTAACTTCCGGGTCTGGACCAACAAATACTGCTTTGAATGTGTGTTTGCCCTTACTTAAATTACGAGCAATAACGATTGATTCAGTACGTGCAGTATGACTATAACAACTATATCTATCAATTTTCACATTATCGATATATACATCTAGTAATCCACCACGTGATAACTTTTTAAGCGACCATGTTAGTGTTTCATTGCCCCATTTACAATCTAACTCTTTTGAGTAACTCGCACCTAAAACTTGTGTGCGCCACGTACCTTCTTTAAAAAATGTGCCACTATATTTTAAATCTGGTGGTTTAACTGGATTGTAATTCTTTGTTTCAGTTTTCGTTTTCTTCTTGCCATAACCTTGTATATAAGTTCGTACATCAGTTGTGGAAGTTGTAGCTTGTACCTCGCTTGAATTGTATTTATAAATAAGTGGTAAATCAGACATTTGATAAAATGATTCATCATCATAAATATAAATTTTCTTGTTATCTGCAAAGTAAGTGTAATTGAACAACTCCGCACCTTCTGTTAGAAACTCCATGCCATTTTTACCACCCAATTCATCAATGGCAATACGTTCGTCAAACTCACCTACAATTTCATATGAGAAACCTAACTTGTTGTTTTTAAAACCAAAATCAAGATATTGTTCAAGCGTCATCGTAGGTTTGTTATCTTCTTCTGTTTCTTCACTGTTTAATTCTTCATTTTCTAAATCTTTCTGAATGTAATGATTTTGGAACTCCATAAATATGTGTTTGGCAGTAACTTCGTTCGTTACAATCGCACCATCATACTTAATAGATGTGGATTTAACCACATATTCTTGCTCTTTCCACATAAGAAGCATTTCATTTAACAATGTGTCGAATATATCGTCATTTGAAGATGTTTTATAAATCGTGAATGTAATTGATCGCTCGTTATTCTTTTCATATTCGTATTTGAATGAACCGAAATCAAAATCGGTGAGTATTTCTGCAAATGTACCTTTTCTATTTTTTAAGATTAAACTTTCCAATTCATTCACCTACCTATATATGAAAGGGAATACCCATTGCGTCTGTACATTACCGATATTCTCTCCGGTTATTTCTATTTTGTTAAAACCTTCGTCTAACGTGAGCCATTGCCAATTAGTATTTATACCCACACGCTGGTTGTTGATGAATGGATGAACACCATTGATGGTTAAAGTTTGATTGCTTTTAATGCCTCGTTTATATTCGAATACATCGCCAGTCGTTTTATTTGCAATCTTAAATCCTTTAGGTGCGTCAATATTAACAACCATTTTAAATCTGTGACGTAACAACGGATTAATTGTATCTGTTGAACCGTTGTAAATTTTAAAATTTGTCTTATTATGTGTGTACTTTATTTCTTCATCAGACAACAACCCACCTTCAAATTGCCAATCACCACTTGATAAACTGAATTCATCTGTATCTTTAAGTGATTCGGAATAGCCTTTGAAAACACTAAACGTTATGGATATTTCACCATTACGACTGTATATATCTTCTATTTCTGTAGCGTTAGGTAAAACTGCGTACTTTTTACCAGGCATATCACTGTGCCATACGTAATAAGGTTCACGTTGGTAAATGATTTGTCGTAACTTGTGTTTGAACAAGTGATAATCATGTATATCAACACCAGAAAACATAAAGCGTAATTCTAATTCAAAAGGGGCGAATGTACTCGCCCCAGTTAACACACCATCAACACCATTTATTTCAGTGGTGTTGCTATTTATTTGCACATCATTTTCTACATAATCTAAATACATAAAATTCTCAAAGTCGGTTAGATTAATTGTTTTATCATTAGTGATTAATTTAACTTCTTTCTTCATTAAGTTAATCCACCTCCCATATTAAACATTGCGTTTACCATATCTTTTCCTTGTTGTTGACTTGTATTCTTAGAAATTTTCTTACCATCTAACGTCATATCTTTACTAGCAGTTTGAGCATTATGACGTTCGTTGTTACGGCTAGATGTTAGCAAGTCTTGCATTGTGTATAACATTTCTTTCAATATACTGTTCTGTTCTTGAATATCTACATTAGCTTGGGATAAACGTTGTAACTCCATTTGCTCACGTGTAGCTGCTTGTTGTTTCTCTCTCAACTGGTCTGCATATTGGCTAATAGCATCATACACAGCAGATTGAGTACGACTGAATATATCGCTAGTGGCAATCTGTTTAAACGCTTGGATAGAAACGTCATTAGGAATAACGGTTTCACCACCACGCATTTGCATGATTTCGCCACCTTCTTCAAATACTTGGTTAAATCCACGTCTAGCGTTGTTAGTGCCTGTGGCATAACCATGACCATGACCAATCACGCCCAGCATACCTGATTTCCCGTATTTAGATTTAGCATAATTAATGGCAGCCATTAAATTATCCAAACCATTCATGATATTACCGTGACCTTTCAATTTATATGCTTTAAACGTTGGCGGGATAACTTGCGCTAGACCTCTAGCTTCATTTCCACCTGTATTTACATCTGTATAACCATTTTGCACGGCACCTGCATTGCCACCACTTTCACTATCTACTTGTCTAACCCAAGCATTAACATATGCTGAACTTGTTGGTAAACCGTTCGCTTTTAATGCTTTTTTGATTTCCGGTTTCCATTTAGCAGCGGCTTTCTTACCTCCACCACCATTATTTTTTTTCAACCAATTAGTAGGGTCAAATGCTACACCGTTTTTTCTCATTTCATAGTGTAAGTGAGGTCCTGTACTATCTCCAGCACTTGCACCCTGTCTTGATGGGTCGCCACCAGATAAACCTAAATAAGTTCCTGGTTTAACTTTTTTACTTCCACTAAATGCTAATTTACTCATATGACCGTAAATTGCTTCCATTGCGCCACTCTTAATCCACATACTGTTACCAAATCCACCGTTATAACCAGATTTAGCTGTAGCTGTACCTGCTAATGTAGAGTAGAGTTTACTACCATAACCATAGTTAATATCTAAACCATGATGGGCGCGTGGGAATGGATAACCAGCTTTAGCTGCTTCTGCTGCTGAATTGGCGAAACCAAAGTTAATACCTTTAGATAAATCGATATATCCACCGTCGCCTGCTCCTTGTTCTTCCATCCATTTTTTGAATGTATCTGTTGCAGCTTTTTTAAGTTTACCGAACATTCCTGACATCATATCTCTAGGTAATGATGCTGCTTTAGCAATACCGAATGCATCCATGTTAACGCCAAAGCCTTCTAGCACTTTGTTAAGTAATTTGCCCGGTTTTTCTATCCAGTCCATTACATCTCCAACTTTATCTTTTAACCAATCTTTCCCTTTGGCTGCAGCTTCAAGAGATTTACTAACAACCGCCTTACCACCATCAACTACTTTAGCAGCACCAGCTTTAGTGCTATCCCAAGCATCACCGAATACATTATCACCTTTTTTCTTTTTCTTAGGTTTTTTCTTAGCTAAAGTACCTTTTGCGAATCTAGGCAAAGTACCTTTAGAAAACGTAGGATTATTCGCACTCAACATAGCATGAGTTTGAGCGCCATTCATTACCGATGATCCTTGTGGTAAAAATGTTGTAGTATCTTTGTTAGGTGTAATTGCCATTTTACCGTTAGGGTAACGTATAGCTTCGTGTCTGAATCCATTAGGACCATTACCTTTGCCTTTGTCGCCTACAGTTGCGAATGTATCACGTGCAATTTTGCCGTTTTTAACCACATTAGTAGTAGTGTTAGTATGTTCGGTACCAGTGTGTAGCTTAATCTTAGGTAGCTTATCCATACCAAGTTTTCCACCAACCCAGTTCACACCATCAATAAGTTTGTTCAGACCACCTTTGACTTTATCAACCATGTCAGATATGAAACCTTTAATTTTGTCGATGATACCTTCCAAAGTATCACGCATTTTACCAAACGCGCCGGTTACTTTATCTTTAATTGTGGTAGCGAAACCGACAATTTTATCCTTTATTTTCTGCCACTTATCAGAAGTGAAATTAGCGACAGAATTCATAATTTTTTTTGTAGAAGAAAGCAAAGAACTCCATTTGTCTTTTACGCCATCCAATAAATTTTTAGCAAAACCTACCACTTTGTTTTTGGTTTTCAGCCATAAATTTATCAAGAAATTCTTAATAGAATTATAAATATTTCGAGTACCCTTTGATAAAGAATTCCACCTTGCTTTCATACCGTTCCATAAAGAAGTGGCTAAATTTATCACTCTATTTTTTACAGATAACCATAAATTGACAAGGAAATTTTTGACGGAATTAAAAATTGAACGTGTTCCTTTAGATAAAACATTAAAAATATTTTTCATTCCAGACCACAAATTTCGAACTATTGATACCGTTTTATTTTTTATAAAATTCCACGCTGTTATCAACCAATTGCGCAAATTAGAAATTATTTTAACAATTCCATTCTTTAAAAAATTAAAATTATTGCGCACTGTATTAACGTAAGATTTTACAATTCCGATTATTTTATTCTTAATGAAAGTCCACGCTGTAATTAGCCAATTTCTTAAAGTTGAGATTATTTTTACGATTCCAGATTTCAAAATATTAAACAAATTTCGTGTTCCATTCGTCAACCCACGAATAATCGATAACACGCCATTCTTTAATGAAGTCCAAATTTTTATTGACCAAGATTTTATAAAATTAAAAACTGTAGTAGTTACAGTTCTAATAATCATGATATTATTTCTTACTCCAGCAACCCAAGTTCGAATAATTGTAAGTAAAATATTTTTGAAGGATTGCCAAATTTTTATACTATTATTTTTAACAAAATTAAACGTACCAACCACAAAAACTTTGATAAATCCAAAACTCGCTACTGCAGCATTTTTAATGGAATTCCAAATTCCTATCACTATATTTCTAAACGTTTCATTTGTTTTCCACAAGTGCATAATGCCTGCAACTAATAAACCGATTACAGTTATTACTATACCTATTGGACCAGTCATGAAGCGTATTGCTAACCCTAATCCGCGGGTTGCTAATGCTGCACCTTTAGAAACTGTAGTCCACACAAGCATTGCTGCGGTTGCAATTTTAGTTTTAATAGCATTTAATGTTTGTGAAGTAGTCAACGCTGCGATTGCGAATCTAAAACCGTTTGCAACTGAACGACCTATTGTCATTACGCCGTTCCAAATGCCTTGAGCTACTGCTGCCGCCTTAGCTTTAACGGCTTGTGCCATTTGCGCTAATGTCATGCCTTTAGTTGCGTACATATATGCTAATGCTACTGTTCGTGAAGCGCTAACGATACCACGCCAAATACCCATAGCTGCTGCCGCAATTTTCGTTTTTATTGCTGCAATTGCGCCGGCATTACCTAAAAGTTTCGTAGCACCCGTTGCGCCTAGCAAAGCCCCTCTTAGTAATAATATTGGTTTTGCAGCTAAAAGCGCTACACCACCAACGGCAGTTAGAATACCTAATATTTTACCTAATATAGGGTGTGCATTTGTCATTGTGTTCGTCCACTTAAAGAAAGCGTTACTCATGCTTAATACTGCTGCACCTACAGGCGCCATACCTTTGACTAATCCCCATAATGTGCCAGTAATGTTTTTAATTAACGACCATACTTTTGGACCATTCGTTTCTAGGTATTGCACAAATTGTTGGAAACCATCAGACTTTTTCAATCCTTCTGACCATTCTGCAAACCCTTTAGTCACATCTTGTATACCTAACAGTACGTTGTGAGAATGACCACTAAACGCTTGGAATAAACTAATAATCCCTTTAAATATATTTCCGAATATGTTACCTACAATAGGCAAGTTGGCTTTCGTATATTCAATAAAACCATTTATCGCTTTAGATCCTTCTACTGAATTAGCCCAATCGTCAAAACTTTTAGCCATATCAGCAAAACCTCTAGCAGCCCAACTATATAACGGACTTAGCTTATTAAATAAAGCTGCAGAACCATTTACAAAACTTTGTGTTGCATTAAGTAAATGTTGGAATATCTTCGGTCCTTGTGTGTTTAAAATATCAAACGAACGTTTTGCCACCGAAGATGTTTTAGCCCAATTAAGCATTTTGCCACTAGCAGTTTCTATTTGACTAGCTGTTTTAGTTAGAAACGGATTTAAAGTAGTTAAAGCATATTTAGCAGTGTTAATGCCGTTTGTCATAGTATTGAATATCGCCGCTTGATTTTGTGCTATTAAACCTTCCCATGAAGTTTTAAGGCCACTTAAAGCTGTTTGATATGCAGAAACTTCTTTAGTCACTCGTAGTTGGCCATCTTCTAACATTTTAAGTGCATATGTTGCTTGGCCAGCAAACGCTTTAACAGCAATTCCAGCAATACCAAATGCACCACCCATACCGATAGCGCCACCAGCGGCTGCAGTTAGCATGCCACCTAATCCAGCACCTAAGCTAACGACTGATCCTAGAATAGGTACGAGTGCAGAAAAGTGTGTGGTCATTACGCCTCCTACAACACCTTGTGTAAGTTCGCCTAAACTACGTAACGTAGTAGCAATACGGTCCATTTGTTGACGTGCGCCAACCCAAGCGTTAGTTGCAGTACCCATCAATCTTTGTTGACGTTGGTACTCTTTTAATTCGTCTGTCGTTTCATCAATACGACCTTGTAATACTTGAAACGCTATAGCTTCTTTAATGATGTCGTTTCTAAGACTTTTAGCCTCTCGACTATTACCTTGTTGAGCGCGTTCTAATTCTCTTAAATTACCTTTAAGTAAATCAGTATGTGCTTTTTGCTTCTGCATAGTATGACTTAATTCAGTCAGCCTATTTTTATAACCGCTAACACTTTTCTCAGATTGTTTAAAACGCATTTCAGTCAACTTTGCCTCGTTACGCAATTGACCTAAACTATTTTTAACTTGGTCAGTTGTACGACCTAGTAATTTTTGTTGCGTTTGTGTTTGCTTTAGTTCATTTTCATAATTGTTGAGTTGATTCTCTGCTTGTTGTACTGCTCGACTAGCGTTTTGTAACTTTAACTTCTGTTCATCAGTTACATTATTGCTTTCTTTCATTTGTCGTTGCATGTCGTTTAAAGTCTTGTTGCGTTGTTTTAATAAACCTTCTTGTAATTTAACAGCACGACCTAAATCAGTTTCTTGCTTAGCTAATGCTTCTGCACTAACTTCATTCTGTTTAAATTCCTTACGTTGATTACGTAAAGATTTATTTATAGCTTTTAAGTTACGTTCAATAGTGGTTTTGGATGCTTTCAGTGGGTCAACATCCATCGACACCTCAGCACTTAAATTAAAATCTGCCATTCTCTCACCACCTTTTTATAGCATCGCCATCATTTGTTCTGGGCTTAATGCACCAGACTTAGCAACTTTAGATGCTTTTTTCTTACGTTTCTTAGTAGCAAAAATCTTATTGAAGTCCTCCATAACGATTTGGTCAACTTCATGAGGCTTGTATTGTGCATCCTCGATAAAGTGACGATAAACTTCATACATATCTTCTACGACTTCGCGGGCTGTTTTGCCTTCGTTGTACTCGCTTTTTTCGTCTGCTTTCCCGTATCGTTACTAGCGAAGATTTTGCTATAAGTTTCAGGTAGTGAGTTTTCAACTTCTAATCCATCAAACACTTGATCTACAGTGAATTTTTCATCGAAAACTTTTACAAGTAAGATAGCGAATGAGTCATACACTTCGAATGATTCTAATGATGATTCTTTTTCTGCTCTCTCACGTAATTCATCTGCTTCTGATTCGAACGCTTTATATTCTTCTGTTGCTTCAATTTCTTCGATTTTTTGGAATAATTCTTCACGTTCTTCGTCCGTTTCAACTTCTGCTAATTTACTCTCTAATTTCTCTTGTTCGTTTAAAATTTTACGATGTTTACGATATAAAAATTGCATTTCATTCATGAAACTGAATCCACCTTGCAATTTTTCTTCAAATTCTGCTTGTGCTTTCATAGCACCTAAATTTAATTTATCTTTCACAAATTGCTTGTTCTTACCATCAATTTTTAAAGTTACTTTAGCCATATTTATATAGACTCCTTATAAGTTATTTTTGTATACAAAAATAGACGACCCGTTAAGGTCGCCTTAATTTAATTTATGCTGCTGGTTCTTCAGTAGGTTCAGTTGGTGTAGTCGTCACTTCACCATGAATCGCTTTGTAAAATTCTTCTTCACTAAATTCAGGGTCTGCACTGTGGATACGAGCGAATACAAGTTTATCTTCTTCACGTTGCATGAATGAGCCTTCCATTTCAATTTGGTCTTGTTGTTCTGGTGAATCTTCCATTGTAGATGCGCTTGTTCCTGGAATATTGAAGTTACCACGAGTTAAACCGTAATAGATGAACGAACCATCATTACAACGATATTTCCAAGTTGCAGACACGTATGGAGGTACTAAATCTGATTTGTACATTTCGATACCTTTTTCATTCGGCACGCCTAGTAATTCGTTGCGTTCTTCTTTAGTAAGTTCCATTAAGTTAGCTGTTAATGTAGCGCCAGTGATACCACTGAATAAAGATAATTTTTTAACACCATCAGCGTATACTGGTTCGTTACCTTGTTCTAACTCTAATTCAATTTCTTGTAATCCAGGAACATCTTTTAATTCACCTGCTTCGAAACCATTACCGTCTTGTTTACGAATTTTAAAACCTTCACATGTAATTGCTACTTTTTTATCTGCCATATTTTATTACTCCTTTTTAGTTAAAATGATGTTGAAACTCAACATTTGGTTATAAAGTTTGAAATCTTCATCCTTGCTAAGTTCTCTTTCAAAACAAATACCGTTGATACTTTCGATAATTTCAACCACACGCTCATTTATTGAATGAACATCGTTGATTGATTTACCAAAGGTTTCAACGGCAAATAAATAACGATAATGACCACTGCCACCATCGTTTTCTAATGCATTGCCATTCATGATTTCTGTTAAGCGCATGAATGGTGCTTCTTCTGTTTTTTGATAAGTTTCGGGTATTTCAAATGTATATATTAAAGGCTGTTTAGAGCTTGTTTTACGGACTTCATTCATCATTGATACCAACTGTTCGTCTTTACGCAATGTGTCCCACATACGCACGATAGGATGCCTAGTCAACATCAAACACCTTTTCCATAGCCTGACGATAAATTGCTAGTATTGGACCCTTAGCTTGTTCGTGAGATTTACGTAAAAAATGTTGTGGTGGTTGTCCAACTGTACCTCGGACTTTAGTACCAACATCTGGGAAGTGGATATACCAACCGGACTCTTGTCGAGATTTACCCATTTGATAACCAACTTCTTTTTTAGGATAAGTTTCATCCCTTTGGAAGTTAGATATCTTAGTTACATCTCTCGCATGATTTGAGTGTGTTTGCTTATGAGATACTGGTGTATTTATTTTCAAAATACCTTCATAAGTTTTAGATGCGTTTGTAACTGCTTTTTTAGCTTGTTTCTCGCTTTGCCATATCAACTTATTGAGTTTGTCTGAAATGTCTTTATCTGAATCTCCACGCTTTGTCATTCAACCACCTCACATTTCAATTGTTGGCGTTCCATGTCTTGGAAGTCCGTTTCAATAGTTTTAATTTCATATTGCTTGCCTTTAAAGTCCACAAGTAATCCCGAATGTATATCTGCTTGTTGTCGATAACGAATGATGAATACTATCGTTTCACGTCTTGTGTCTAAGTCCTCGTTTCTAAATTCTTTAATAGTAGTTTTTGACACTTCACAAAACGGAGTAGCGATAGTAGTAGGCCTTTCTTCGTACCCACCTTCATCATTAATCGTATTCTCGACTGTATAAATTTTTATTCTGTGTTTGAATTTGCCGATTTCCATTTTGCATACTCACCCCTTAACGCTTGAATTAACGCAAGTGATGATTGAGGGATTTCGACTTTCTCAAATTGCGTTGTGGTAGAACGATTTTCATAGTGATGTGCTACATGGTTAATAACAGCCAAATTAAAAAGGCTATTCACTTCATCGTTAGATGTGTAAAAGCCTTCGTCATTGGTTACTGCACCTTTAACTTGCCGTTTAGCAGCTGGCAAGTATAAGTTTTGTATTTCGTTATCATCAAAATCATGGTCTACACGTATAGCATTTTTAATGTTCTCTATAGTAAGTTCATACACATGTATCACCTACTTCTTATCTGTACGTTCTAAAAAAGGACCATCAAACTTTTTATCAGCTAAAGTCTTTTCTACTTCTTCAGCACGTTTGACAGTCATTTCTACCTCGTCATTTTTCTTTAATTTTTTATCTAATTCTAAATCTTTATAAGGTTTAACTACTTTGAATTTAGCCATCTATATCCCTCCTATTATGCTGTTGGTTCAGAACCTGTACCTAAGTCTCCAGCAGTACCAGTGTAAGTTAAGAAACGACCTGCTTCTTCTACACCTTTTTTAACGTCGAAACGCATATAAGCAGCTAAGATTTGACCGTAGATTTCATTTTCTACCCATTTAACTGAAGCTTGTTTACGGTCTGCAAAGAATACTGCATAGTTTAAATCACCGATAAATGCTTTTTTATCGCCTTTAGCACCAAATAATTCATCTTTGATAATGAATACTGGACGACCAAATAACACTGTACCTGTTGGGCTTGTAATATCTTGTTTTAATAGATATTGGCCGTTTTTATCTTTCAATGTATCTAACGCTTGGTAAAACGATTGAGATACAACTAATGAAAGGTTGTAAGCTGGGTCAATGTCCACATTGATAATAGCTTTGATGTCATCTAAATTAGCAGTATCAACTGGTGCAAATGATTTCATTACATCAGCAATGTATTTATTTGTAGTGTTAACTGCTTGGCGTGCGTTATTTTTAGCAATGATGTTTGCTAAGTTAGCTTCTGAATCGTCAAGTGCTTCTTGTGACACTGGAATTTGACCACGATAAGTTTTTACTTTGTAATCAATGTCAGTGAATTTAGGAGAAGCAAGCTCTGGGTTTTTAGCTAATTCTTCCACACTTACCATTGTTTCTTGTGCTGGATTTAAAATTGGATGTGATCCAGACGCAGTTGTTACTGGTTGTACGTTAACGAATTTTTTTAAGTCAACGAACGTTTCTGGTAATTCTTCTGGTTGATATTTAATATCTTCCGGAATGATTGGTTGTGCTTCTACAGATGTAACGTTGTCACGTTGCGCACCTTTTGATTTAACATAATTTAAAAACGCTTCTGTTTCTTCTGAAAACTTGTCTTGGTTACCTAAAATTTTTCTCGCCATAGAACGTTTGCCTCCTAGTTTCTTTTTCTTTTCTTCTTCTAATTCTTCTGGTGTTTTTTCTTCAATTGGCGCTTCCGGTTTTTCTTCCGGTGCTTCCTTCTCGTCTGCTTTAGGTTCTTTGTCAACATCCGGTTTAGCTTCTGCATTTTTTTCAGGCACATTTTCAGCTTCCGATTTTTCGTTTTTTGCTTCTGTTTCTGTTTTTTCTTTCGGTACTTCTGAATCGCCACTGATTTTTTCTTCAGCAGATACAGAATCAACAATCTCTTTTTGCTCGTTATAAGTATCTTTAGCTTGTTGAATTTCTTCCTTTAACTTACGAGCAGTTTCTACATCACCGTTGTTAACGGCTTTTTGTGCTTGGTCAATTAAGTCATTAATCGACTTCGCTTGTTCCTGTAAAGTAGCCATAAATGTATTGCCTCCTTATTAATTTGTTGAAAATTGGCATAAAAAATAGCCTACGAATTAATTCGTAAGCCTTCCAATTCAAACTCAATTTTCATTTTTTCCAGTTGTTTAAATTTGTCTAACCCTTTAGCTCTTTGGCCAACTGCAACCGTTGTTTCTTGATATGCTGGTATTGTTACAATACTTACTTCAATCAGTTCATCAATTTTGTTGATAGTTTGTACATACTCGCCATCTATTCTTGACCACGTTCTAGCAGTATCATCGTTTGGTGGTAGTGTAAAAAAGAAACTACACTGATTAACGTTACCGGCTTTGATATTTTCGTAAATATCTTTAGCGTATGATGTGTTAGGTAAGTAACATTTAAAGTACAAACCCTTACTGTCTAGTGTGAGTTCTAGCGTCTTGGCTTGTGTACGTCCTACAACTTGATTGAAATCATGATTGATTAAGCACTTAACATCTGATATATCTACTTCGCTTAGTGCATTCGGATTAATTATTTCTTTAAACCCTCCTAAGTCGTCGCTCAATGTATCAAATATAATTGCATAACCTTCCACAACCATTTCTTGTTGTCCTGTATCAATCTGACTGTTCGCCATTCGGTTCACCCCCTTTTTGTAGGGAATCGATATTCTTCTGAACCTTACTGTTTTGATATGCCGCCAAATCTTCTAAGTAAATACTGTTCAAGTCAGCAAGTGGTTTATCACCACCTTCAACTGGGTCTTTACCAAACTCTGCACGTGCTTCGTTAAGCGTAATTATTTTCTTTTGGAACAATTGCGTTACACGTTCCAATTTAATTTGTGGATCACTATCAATTAATCGTGATACGTCATAATCAAGTGTGACTTCGTATGGTGCTTGTACAAATAACTTTTCTTCGATTTCAGCGTTCATCATTGAAAAGATTGGATATAAAGTGTTTCTGTAATACTCAATACCGGAATCTTTAAGCGATGTATTAACTGTTTCGATACCCAACTTACTCATTGGCAGTCCAAAAGCTTTAGCAACCTGTTGCGTACTAAACTTATAACTATTTAAAAAGTTCAACACTTCAGTAGGTACTTGCAGACGTTCAAATTTCATTGTGTCATCCAGTGCAATAAAACCACCATTGTTACTCAACTGACTATCTGCAAAGTTACGTTTCATTGCTGCTAATTCTTCATCGTCGAAACGACCTTCTTCATAAGTTAATATTGATGTGGATGTACCACCGTTTTTAAAGAAGTCATCTAAGAAACGTTTACTCCCCATTGAAATGCCTATCTCATTAGCCAACGAGAATAGAGGGCTATAACCATTGAAACCATCTAGCGAGAACATACGAAAATGCAACACATCTTCCACATCTAATTGAACGTGACCATCTAATTCATCAATGTAATGATATTTAATGTGGTCATCTACTTGTTGGATAGATGTTGCACTATTCTGCATGTGGTATAACTCAATAGGCTCGCCTTTATCATCACGTACAATCTCAATGTATGAGTTACCATTTAAAAGCATGTTAGCCACTATAATGTATTTAAAGTGCCATGCATCTAAATATGGATTAGGTCGCTTATTCAAAAGTTTAAGTATCTTCTTATCAGTATCTAAGTAACTGTCACGATCATTAAATTTAATACTCGTTGATGCAATGTCTTTAGATATAATATCGATAGCCGTAAACACATCGCTATTTTTTAGTGATTGTAAACCAGACCACGTTATCCCACCTACACCATTGACTTCTGTGAGCATTCGTAATGTATTTTTATCAACTGATACGTTATTACTACGTTTGAAACCATTAAAATTAAATACTCCCATTATCTATTTCCACCTCCCTTCTTGAAAGGCTCGTCAATTGTCATCGCTAATCCAGTTAACAATATACCTCCTATAATAAAACCTAGAGGTTGCCACGCTAAATAAGCACCATAAGCGATTGATACAACGCCTATAAGTACGATTAGGATAACTAATATATCTTTGGTTAACTTCACGCATACACCCCCTTAAATGAATACTGGTAACGCACGTTTTTTCTCCCACACATGCTCACTTGCAATTACATAAGCAAATATAGTTGCCATAAGTGGGTCAATTTTTTCTCTATTCAGCTTTTTCTCAATCATGATTGCATCGTTTACGTTTTTAGCTATAGCATTTTTCACTGCCATATCTAACAACGGATTCTTATGATGTTTAATTTCTTCGTTTATAACTTTCAATCTGAAATCTATGTTTGGATTAGATAATGTTTGTTGCCCTTGCCTAATTTCGATTAATTCATAACGCCAGTTTCTTTGTTCTATACCAGGCAAATATGAATGTATAGCATATGGATCATAGCAAACAGCTTGAATATCAAGATTGTGTTTAGCAATGTAAGACTCAATGTAATCTAACACCTGTGTAGGATTAATAATCCCACTTTGTAAATCAGTAATCGTACAATAACCTTGTTCAGACATGAATTGATAATCAATCATATCCCTTTCAATCTTGGATTGGAGACCACCCTTTGTACCCACAAAGGAATGAGAGGTTACATAATATTCTCTATTCTTTTCATCTAAGTGAATGAATGAAACAGCGGTTAAATCTTCCGCTCTCGATAAGTCTAGTCCTATATATGTTTTAGTATTGGTAATATCGAATTCAGTTTCGTTCTTTTTCCAATCCGTAAATTCAAGGTATGCTTCTTCACTAGCTGCACGCCACATGTTGAAGTTTTTTATTAGTATTCCATTTAATCCACTACCACTATCTAATGCAGCAGCAACTTCGGGTTGAATATTCTTTGCTAATACTTTTCTTAATGCTGGTATTTCAAATAATGGATTAGATTTAATCCATGTATCTTGGTCATGTATTTCTTCTTCGTTGTCTTGTTCTGCACAATAAACAAAATAGTTTTCGTTAGAAGTTACACCATCCAGTATTTTGTCAATGTAGATATATTCTTCATACATAGGACCAGTCATGTTTTTACCAGCAGTAGAAATAATAATAAGTGTAGGATTATCAAGTAATACTTGTCCACGTCTTAATGTTTCGTACATATTTTTATTTTTAGCTTCATGGTATTCATCAATGATCGCATAACTGAATTGATAACCTTCAAGGTTAGAAGCATCGTTTGATACCGCTTTAATCTTACTTCGATCAACTGTATTCAAAACTTCTTTCTTACTTTCAGTTATCTTGCTTATACTCTTAATTTTAGGAGATATAGCACGCAATGATTGTATTTGTGCCATTGCCATGTCATAAGCAATGGCTGCTTGCTCACGACTGTTAGCAGACAAGCCAACTAATCTTTCATTAACTGGGTCATCGCCCATAATCAATTCATAGAGTGAGAGGCCTGCTATAATCAGTGTTTTTCCATTTTTACGGCTCATTGACAGATAAGCTTTAGTAAATCTTCTATATCCTTCGTCGTTAATCCAACCATATAGTGAGCCTGCAATAAATTTTTGGAATTTAGCAAGTTTCATTTGTTCGCCAGTTTTAGGGTCAGGTAACATTTCTAAAAACTGTATTACGTGATTTGCTTTATTTACATCAAAGTGATAACCGAGATTAGGATTATTTAAATCATCTAAATGCCTTTGGCACGCTTTTACATTTTTATCGCTCGCTAATATTTCACCATTGACTACTTGTTTAGCGTAGTCCGTTACATGGTCTTTAATCTTTGGCATTTAGCATATCCTCGAAAGGATCTACACTTTCTTTAGATTCTTTCGGCTCAAGTATTTTTAATCTTGATTCTACAGTTAAACCTAATTTAGGAGCGATAGAGTTCATTGCGGTTATACTGTCACGTTGTATTGTGTAAAAACTAGATAACTTTGTACCTCTTTCAGTAACAGTTACCATTTCTTTTTCCAATTGTTTAGTAGCATTGATGTAATTACTGTATGTTTGGCAATACATTGATAATAAAGCTAGGTCAAGTGCAGCTACTGGCAACTCTCTTATAAGTGGTAATATCCTATTCCACTCTTTTTTAGCGGTTTTGTCTAACCACTCTGGCGCTGTGTCCTTCAATTCAGTTAGTTGACCAAGCGCTTCTTCTGTAGCTTTCTTGGTTTCTTGCGTATTTTTGGTTAATCTACTTTTTTGTTGCGATAATAACTTTCTTTGCGCCACTTTAATCAACTCCTTTCATGAATAAACTTTAATTAAATAGCGTCAGAATAGCATTTAGCCCCACATATTTGAATTTCATTTTCAACAATTGCTACAGCGAAGGGGTCGAACGATAATTCAGAAAAACAAAACCCACACGCGCTAAAGTCGGTACACCCTTTAATAATACTGTGCAATATTTCTATACTTCCGGTTTGCGTCTAGGCTTATGTTCTATCCGGTTATGACATGCCGTACACACAGTGATCAGGTTATTCATATCCAACCTACGTTTCCAATCATCTTTTAATTCCACAATGTGATGCACCATCAGACGTTTATCATTCACAATACCTTGCTTTAAACACTCTTGGCACAGGTACTTATCACGCAATAGCACTCTCTTACGCTTAGAACGCCATGCAGACGATTGGTAGAACTCTGTATACTTACTATCCTTACCATATCGAACGCTTGCATTGTACCTCTTACTGTTCCGTTTGCGTTGCTCTAGCAATTGGTCTTGAGTCATCGTCTTGTTACCTAAACGAATCTTTGGTTCTATGAAAGACAATTGAATCAACTTCTTTCATTTATATTTATAATTAAATAATTTAGTTTGATAAATAAAATATATTAATTTAGTTTCAATAATAAAAAAAGAAAAGACAAAGATAACTTTGACGAAAAGATAAAACATTTATCTTTGTCTTAACTTAATTGAATCAATCATTAATGTTAATGATCAATTGTTCTAATCAACTTAATATATAATTGTTTGTTTACATCAATCTCTTAAACTGATTAAACCTTTTAAGTTTGTTGATTAGATTAATCATTGTTAATCACATTCATATAAGTTATTAATATATAATGTTTGAGCTTATGTTGTGATAACAATATAAAAAGAGAACACACATTGGGGTTGTGTGTCCTCGATATAATATAGTAATACTATTTAATAACAACTAAGAGTTTTACCTCATGGGTCAATTATAAACTATAACCCCGTCAAACCAGTAATAGTGTCACAAGTGTCCTGATATGTCACATGTGTCCTAATCTGCCACCTGCATATTGTATATCTTGTTAACTATATCCCGTTTCCTTTCATCGTACCTATTCTTATTCATCTCCGCCTTTGGTAATATCTGGTAACGTTTATATCCCTTCATTACTTCTAGGAATATGAAGTCATCTTCGCTTAACTTGTCTTGGCAATTATTGATGAACGCTATCTTATCCATCTTGTTCTGTACATGCTTATGAGCTTTCTCCCTAGCAATAACAACTGACTCTACCTTACTACTGTTAACACCTTGTGGCTTTGGTAGTGTAGCTTCTATGCCATACTGCGCAATGCTATTACTATCCACATCTGGTAGTATCATCTCTAATGTATTACAGATACTTCTAAAGTTATCAATCATATATCGAATATCTTCCTTTGTATACATGTTCTACCTCCAGTTATTTAATACGTTTATCCCATGTGTCTTTGATTTCTCTAATATCTTCATCTGTTAATTCGTTTTCCTTCAACCTCAATACAACATCGCCATGATCATTGAAGATAATATCTAACAAGTACGATACTTCATATTCCAGTGCATCTATCTTAGAATCTTTGATTGCGTTATATATAAGTGAAACGATTGCGATAGTGCCTAGAAGAATAGTTGCTATAATCCAGTACATCAGTCGTCCTCCTCAATGGTTACAGCCACAATCTCTCTCGGTAAGTCCACATTATCTGGGTGGCTATTAAATACTTCCTGTGCCTTAACTTTGGCATTCTCTACACTATCAGCTTCAACTATTGTGCTTGGGTGGTACATTATAGGAATAACACCTTGATACATATATGGAACTTCGAATTGAACTTTATATTTAGTCATTCACTCACCTCATAATCCATCGGGTACTGATCCACCGCATCGTTCGCTTGTCTGCGTGTAATAATTTCATTCGTAACGTATTTGCTTAATTCATATAATGCAATGATCAGTAGTGTTTTAAGTATTTTCATATCTCACTGTCCTCTCTCTATTTGTTACCTTGCGATAAAGCTCTACTAATTGGACCGTTATTAAAACTAGAAGGCACTACCTCTAATAATCCTTTGGGTTTATCTGCCATTTCCAACGCCTCTTCCTTACTCTCTGCCTCAACCACTTGATAAGTTTCATTCTCACGTGCTTTAGTTACATGAGTGAAAGTGTGACCGGTTGAATCGGTAAGTGTTCTAATTAAATACTGTGTCATTTCCTCAACACTTCCTTAACTTTTTCTACAATATCTTTATCTTGTGCCACTTGATCCAAACCCTTTTTGTCCTCTTGCTGTTTCATTGCTAAACTCCTTAACTGTCTCTAACTCTGGTGTCCATATTGGTACGATAACTAACTGTGCTAGTCGGTCGCCTTTGTTAATAACATAAGTATTAACTTCATAAAGATTCTTATCTTCATCAAATACACATTCACCTTTTATATCTCTGACTACTATTGCTTTTAAAGAATCTCTTTGACTATCATTCTTAACATTAATCTTCATATGACCTTGAAATCCTGCGTCAATCTTACCCGTCTCAACTACAAGATGTGTCCTACTACTTACACCACTTCTGCTTGTAAGTAATCCCACATAGCCTTTAGGGATGTTCACCGCTAAATCAGTAGCAATTAATTTTTTCTCTTGTGGCTCAAGTATTACTGTTTTTGCTGCGTATATGTCATAACCAGCGCTTTCGTCGTCTGCTCGTTTAGGTTTAGTTGCGTTGTCGCTTAGTAGTTTGATTTGTAGTTTAGTCATTTATACCGTCCCTCCAATTACTAATGCTTAAAATCTCAAACATTATATCTTGCGCTTTATCCAACACTTCATAACCCAAATCATCGTTTTCAAATTCTAAATACTCTGGTTTATTACTACCTTGAAATGTTGCACCCATTTCTGTTTTGATTGCTTGAAACTTAAAATCACTACCCATGTATTTAATATGACATTCCAATTCATCATTTTCATTTTTATGAATATTAATCATCTACTCGTCCTCCAAATCGCTTAGTAAGTTGCTAAATTCGTTTGTGCCGTCTAGTTTGTCCATTAAATGTAAGTCGGTATATAATTGTTGTGCAGTACTCATATTCCAACCACTGCTCCAAGTATCATTAGCATCAGTTATACTGTGTTGATTTATATATCTGATTTGTTCTATATAGTCTTCAGTTAGTTTATCCTTCAATTCTTCCCAAGCCTTTGCTTTGCGATAGACTTCTTCAAGTTCTTCTATTCTTTCTTGTCTTATCCTTTCTTCATGAATAAATAATGCCTCAGTACCTATTACGTTTTTAATGTATTTCTCATACTCATACGCCATCTACTTAACCCCCAATTGATCTAATTTACTTCGATATTCTCTATACATCGAACTACCTTGATGCAGTGTTAGTTTATAATCTATGAGCTTTCTAAACTCTTTCAGTAATGCTAGTTGTTCTGCATTCTCTCTTTCCAAACGTTTATTATTTGCACGCAAGACGATTAAATCATCTACACAGTGTTGATATGCTTGTTTGTATTGGTCACATTGCTTTTTCACTTTCTTCAATCTTGCATCCATAACGCTGACATGAAATTTCGTTTCTGAATTCATAATTAGCACTCCTTATTGATTAGGTAATCCGTAACTCATACATTCGTTGTACAATTCATCTTCTGCAATCGCTTTTTTAAGTTCATCTATGACAATGCTTATTTCGTTATGGCTCATATTTTTGATTTCTTTTTCTGTATAATCTTCTGCACCATATTGTTCTTGTAATAATTGAACATACTTTACTTGTTTTTCTGTAGCCACTAGCCATCACTCCTTTTAATGTGTAATAAGATAATAGATAAATACTAGTGCAAACAGTACGAATATTACCAAACTGATATATCCTACCCATTCATCAAATTTACTCATCTACTCCACAAGCTTTCCATCACGCCATATTAAAGTCATTGTGAGGTCGTTGTTTAGGATGTAAGCTTGTAATAAATTCTCATTAAAACCTCTTAACTTACAATCTTCTATTTCGTAATAACCAGTATATCGGCCTCTTAGTAACATTTTAGGTATTACTGTATCTTCCGTAATTTCTTCCTCGACTTCTACTGTGAAAGTGTCGTCATTAGATATAGATTGACTTGTTCTAACTCCATAACCATCGACTGAAAATTGCACATAAGGACTATATTCATCATGTTCTTTTGTTAAAAATAACTTTCCTTTTACCAAATTTGGATTATTAAATCCCCACTCAATCAACTGTGGTAAGTTCATTTGCTTTTTAGAATTAATTTTCATAATTTATTACTCCTTTATCTTCAATTGTGTGGTATTTATTACATTTAGCATTTTTATCTGTTGCACACGGATCTAATGTGAAATTGAATTCTCTGTCTAATTCATCAAATAAATATTGAGGTGTAGACCATTCATTTGATTTACTACTATAATGTACGTTCATCTAATTCACATCCCAATTCTCAAACGCACGCTCGATATACCACTTAGCTTTTTCAATATCCTCTTTGCCATTCTTGTGAGGACTACGTGCAAGATACTTAATCGCATTACCAATGTGATAAGCTACGTTAGCATTATAATGTTGAGTTACCTGTTCAATGAAATCTATGACTTCAATATCACCATAGTTATAATGTGAAGGACTGTTGACGTTATCCTTACGCTTACGTTGTTGTATATCACTGGATTCATATACATCATTTATACCTATAAGCATTTCTTGAGCTTCTTTTATTTTTTCTTTTCTAAGTTTTTCTAATTTCCCAGCCCATTCAGCAGGTATTCTAATGAAATCAGTATTTTCATCTATATAAACGTGAACACCATTTATCTTTTCCAACTCTAAAACAGTTTTGAATTTGTGCATTTTTACAACCTTTTTAATATATTTGCCATATTCCGATTGACCATTATTTTCAACGTATTGAATCCAATCGCCTACATTTAAATTTCTTAACCCCACTTTACTCACACTCTCCGTCTTACTCTCTATATAGTTACTCCACAAATCAAAGTAGTTATTATCATCAAAATGGTAAAAGTTACCAAGTGAATCAATGCTTGCTTCATTCTTATCATCTTCATTAAATATAATTTCTTCCACACGTCCTACAACCGTTATACCTTCACTGTCCTCACTCTTACCCATGTCATACACGATTACGTATTGATCTAAGTCTAAATCTCTAATCTTCATTAACTCCACCCCTTGAACATTTGATTCCAAGTATTGTCAAACCAGTATGGGTCTCTACACTTCGCATCTTCAATCATTTGCAGTCGTTCTTGTTCTTTACGTTTTTTAGCATCTAACTTATCTCGTCTACGTTTCTCACGTTCCCTGTCCTCTGCAGTGAGTCTGTCCACACCTTGACGTTGTTCATATTTTCTAATGTAATTTTTAAATTGACGTTTACCTTTTCTAGCTTGATATCTGATTACAGTATCAGTTAACTTCATACTTTTAGCCTCTTTGTAATCATCCACATCTATTAGTATTTCATCTGTTCCATCAAGCATTACGTAACTCAAATTACCTTTATCATCTTTAACCTTTTCCATTCTTGTTGGCATATTATTTGTCCTCCTAATATCCCCTACTTATTATTTTCGGTTCCTCAAACTCTAATGGTTCTGCGTCCATATATTCATCTTTATTCGTCCACATCTGATTGTGTAGATTTTCAATTGCTGTATTATTATCTTCGTTCTGATTAACGTACACACGCTTTTCTACATAAACGTTGTATCTGATTGTTGCCACTTCCTCACTCATGCTTATCACCTTCTATAATTTTGATTGCATCTTCCACACTTCTCGCTACACCGTATAAAACGGGTTGTGTTTCAATGAATGATCTAAACTTCTCTTGTTCTGGTCTTAATCGACCTTTATCTGTTTTAACTTCAATAAATATTATCTTGCCGTCAGTTTTACGAAAACCTACTGTGTCGGGGAAGCCTTTAGGAAATAATTGAATAACGCGATTATCTTTTGTAATAACTTTGCCAGCATTACTCCTCCACAACCTATGACCCATTTTATTAATCGCAATAATTATTTCATTTTGTATTGTTTGTTCTGATTTCATTAGTTCCTCCACAAAGTGACGGGTAAAGTGAATAGTAAAATCACCTTCAAACCTTACGCGCTCTAGGTTTCACTCAAAAAGTGAAGGGTAACGCTTATAAAAGGTTCACATACATATATATTCTTTTATTTTTACGTATAATAACTTTTTATTACTTACTATTCACTTTTATAAATAAAGAAATAAAAACCTTGATATGACAGCATTTATAAGGTAAAAAGTGTAATTTTTACCCTTCACTTTCACCCTTCACTATTCACTTATTTTAGGACTGATTCTAAACCTGGCATTTTCTCTGGAATTTCTATTCCTATATAATTGATACCGTCATTCATTTTTTTAGATTTAAATTTTTCTTTCATTTTTTGACCGAATTTTTTATTGTCCATTTTGTATGCACTATTTTCATCTGCCCATTTTTTATATAAATCATAAAGTCTACTACCTTTAGCTCGACCACCTTCAATTCTTCTACATTCTTCTTGGATGAATTGTTCGATAACATCCATTTCAGTACGATAGGATTGGCCAGCCCTTTTTAATTTCTCTGGCATATCTAATCCTTCACGCATCCACATATATGCACCTTCTGTCATCCAATTAAGTATTGCAGGGGCTTCTCTTAATAATTTGTACTTTAGATCTTTATCAACTTTTTCTTCGGGTATCTGTACTTCGAATGGAATTAATACTAAACGTCGCCATATACCGTCATCAGTACCACGAATTATTGGTTTGTGGTTAGTTGAAACCCATATTTTAAATTTAGGTGTATACTCAAATTCTTCTGCATATAGAAATCTTGCAGTTACTTTATCTCCACCTGTGATTTGTTTAATTAATCCTTCATCAAAACGAAAGCCTTCGTTAGGTTCAGATGATGTGACAAATCTTGCTTTGCTTAATCTGGCAATATCTGTATTAACATTGTCGTTTTTCTTAACCATGAGTGATTTAGCTTGCATATTATTCGAGTAATCTCCAAGTATCTCTGCTATTGTTTCAACGAATATACTCTTACCGTTTCGCCCTTTACCATGAAGTATGAACATCACTTGCTCTCGCGTACTTCCAGTTAATGAATAACCAAGTGCTTTTTGTATATATCGAATAACTTCTTTATCACCTGCGAATATGTCGTTTAGGAAATCTAACCACACAGATGGTTGCATTTTTTCAGAATAATCAGTATTCGCTATTTGAGAAAACATTTTATTAATATCGTGTTTGTATAGTTCACGACTTGTTAAATCGATATATCCATTCGCTACATTCAGTAACATGTTATCTTTATCAAAACTATCAGGTGTCACTGGTCTACGGTGTTTTAATTCGTCTGTAATGTTCTTTTTAGATTGTGTACCTCTCGTTTTTTTATAGAATTTTTGAAAGAATTCTTTGGCTTCTTCTTCAGTTACATCCTCATTGTGAACAACTTTTTCTTTCTTCATACTTTCAATCATTTCATCAATCAGTTTACGTATTGACCCTCTATCGTCTAGTGTCCACTTTGTGCCATCATAGATATAAAATTTCTTCTCTACATAACTGAATTTATATAAGTTGCCATATCTATCAATGAAACGATCCGCGTTTCCTGTATCATCATAACTTCTTACAGGGTATTCGACTTCTTCTTTTTTAGTATCGAATATGTGGCTTAACGCATAACGTAATGGTTCTTTTTCTTCTTTAGGTGTATATATATTATTTGTTTCATTGATTGCTTTAAATAGTGTTTGTTCTCCGTATGTGGAGTTTTTACGTTTCTCGTCCCATTTATCTCTATATAGATTTGATTGTCTGAATATACTATCCATTTGTGAGTAATCTTTGGCACACCAGAAAGCGAGAATGTTTGCAAGTGCCATATCTGCTTCTGAATGAGAATTGTAATATGGTTCGTAAGTTCCTCTCATTAAGTCATCAAATAATTTAGATTGCTTGGATTTATATATTTCGTTGATTACATCTATTTCTGATAAATTGTGGATATTCTGTTGGTAGTTATTTTGTGTAGGATATTGAACTGTGTTATCTGGTAGATATTTATCATAGATAGTTTTAAATACTCTATCTGATGTTTCGGTAACTTCTGTGTATTTACCTATACGTTTGCCAGTCATAGTGAAAAAGCGACCACTGTCATACATTTCAATGTTACCTTTACGTCTGCGATTGCCTGGTATTTTACCTTTAACAATAATGTGTAAACCAGTACCACTAGGACTTACTTCTGTATAACTTTTAAATGCTTCGTTAAATTCACTAACAATGTTGTCAAGTTTATCCCCATGTTTATATCTGTGTAGATCATCGTCAATTTTATCTATATCAATGCCAAGGTATGGGGGTTCAAAGAAGAACCCTATACCGTCGACACCTTCTGCATTAACTGCTGTCTCATAACTAGACCAGGTACTTTTGTCATTTGATTTAGCAAACTCTCCGGTTTCAGCATTAAAAGGAATTTTAGTTTTTTTACCGTTGCGTTCTTGAAGTTTCCATACGCACCAGTTATTAAGTTGTTTTAATTCATCTGGAATGTTGTTATACATTTAAAATCATCCTTTATTTAAAATGGTAAATCATCATCTTGAATATCTACTGGACCACCATTAGCATTTTCAAATGGATTGTTTGATTGCTTGTTATCTTTGTCTTTCTCTTTCCACTCATGATTCACTTGTGGGTATTTAGTATTCTTGAAGTTCCAAGGTGCTACTCGATTGACTGTTTGTTTGTTACCTTTATACTCGTTTTCTTCTTGCTTAACGAACACTCTCACTGGTTTACCTCTGAACATAGATAGCAATTGTTCAAAACTTTCTACTTTTGTTCCTTCTGGTACACCTACACCATTTAAGTAGTGCATGAAGTTATCCATTTTATATTTGTACTCTCCGTCAATATCACGTTTCCATTCGTCTACAAAGATGTGACGGTTTGCATATTTTCCGTTTTGTTCTGCAAGTTCAGGTACTTTAGTCAAATCGTTACGTACGACTAACGTTAATTGCGTTTCTTCTTTGCCATTTGGTGTTGAACGTTCAGATGCATTTTTGATTACTACTTCGTACTCTCCTTCTGGTAGTGGTCCAAAGTCTTGATTGTTTTCCTCGATATTTGAATAATCTGTTGTAAATAATGTCATAATTAATTTCTCCTTTATTGTTTGTATTTTTCTTTTATTGGTTTTAATGTTGCGTAAAATTGCGGAAAACTCATTCTTGTGCATTCTGGATAATTGAATTTAATCCATGTTTCTTTATAGTTATTTGCTTTTGCATAAAGATAATAATCTTCTAAATTTTTTAAATCTGATTGTGATGTATTTTCTTTGCTATATCTCTTTAGTGTGTAATCTACTTTGAAAGGTTTAATGTCCGTGAGTTCAGCGTTGACTCTATCTAAATCAGATTTGTTTGATTGTGTTTCGTTTGTATGTCCACATTCTGGACAGGATGGCAAAGAATTGTCATATACTGCAAAACATTCATCACATGATGTTAACCCAACTACTTCGTCATCTGATTGTTTGTTACGGTTCTTTTTAAAACCCTTGAAGTATTTCTTCCAGTCATGCTGAGTATCTGGTAGTCCATGTCGTGCATAATTACCAACGTGATCAATAATCAATGCTTTCTTACCAGGTTGATAACGCATAGAACGCATTGCTTGTTGCATGAACAAAACTAATGAATCTGTAGGTCTAGCTAGAATTACGCAAGTACAATCGGGTACATCAAAGCCCTCACTAATTAAATCAACGTTGCATAATACTTTGATTGTTCCGTTCCTAAAGTCATTCATAATTTGTTCGCGTTCAACGGATTTCGTTTTAGCGTCTGCATGAACTGCGTTAATACCTTGGGCTTGAAACTCTTGAGCTATATCTTTACTAGCTTCAACACTGTGGGCATATAATATAGTTTTTTGACCATTTGCATACTTTTTATAATTACCAACAATATCTCCATAAATAGCTTTCGGTATCGCTTCGTCCATTGATTTCTTTGTGTAATCACCAGTTGACGATTTTTTCAATTTAGTGTTATCTGCCATTACAATACTTTTATAATCATAATCAGCTAAACGATTGTTGTTGATTAACCACTCTACGCTAGGACCTTCGACCATTTCGTTATATATATCAGTGAAACCTTTGCCATTCGAACGCCAAGGAGTTGCTGTAAATCCTAAACGTAATGCTTTAGGAAAGTATTCATATATTTCTGTATAGGTTTTAGCTCTACTATGATGTGTTTCATCAGTAAGTATAATTGTGGGTGTCTTTAATTCTTGCAGTATATTTCTAGCTCGTTTTTCTGAAAGAATATCTACATGATTTAAATCAACACCATGATTATTTAGAGTGTGAGTTATTTGCATAATTAACTCTTTGCGATGGACAATGAATAGTATGTGTCCACCTTTCTCAACTGCTTTCTTAAGAACTTCAGCAATCATTACTGATTTGCCACTACCTGGAGGTGATTGTATTAATACACCTTGATGTTTGAGTAATAAGTGTCTAGCTTTATCGACGAGATCAAGTTGATAGTCGAATAGTTGGAAGTTAGTCATTAGAATCAACTTCTTTAAGCGCTTTAATCTTTTCAGGTATCTCCCAGTTATCGATGAATTCTTTAAGTTCATCAGTTATAGGTACGTCGTTGAGAATAGCGTCAGCGCCATATAGATAGATAACGCATTTGTTGTATATCAAAGCACATTTTTCTTTACTATTTGATCGTCCAAAATAAACACATTTGTTTGTAACAAACTTTACAGAAATGTAACCATTTTTATTTTTGCTTACACCTCTATAACCAGTTTTGTTTCTCTGATTTTGAAAGTTTTTGTTTGTATTATAATTTCTTGTTGGTGCGCTATTTTCCGACCCGATGTGGTTTATATAACCATTACCATCCCAATACTCCAGTACCGCTTTATTGTATGCGTTTGCTGCTTCATCTTCTCTTGTGAATGTTCCTAAATGCTTTTTCTTTCCATTCACAAAAATAGACGATGTCCACTTTTGTTCATTTTTATTAAAAGACACACCTTTATACTTACTACTCTTATTTCTTGCAGCCCTTGCCCACTTACCTTTGCTTCCAAAAATTGTTAAGTTTTGTTTTGTAAAGTCGTTATTTTTTTTAATTTGAAAACCGTCTTGTAAAATTAAAGAAATTAGACTTAATACTTCTCTCCTTGATTTTGTTGTACATATATATCTTGTATTGCCAACAAAATCTTTATACCAAAGATACTGATTCACTCTTTCATAATCTTCATCATCTACAAATATTTCTTCACCATCTTGTAAATAAATACTTTTAACCATCTACATCACCGTCCCCCAATATAAACAGTTCATCTTGTTTACAGTGTTTTTCTTGTGAGAGTTGATTTTTTGCCCATACTGTGTTCGTTGGTGATAATAGAAAACCTCTATTCCCAGTTTCTTCATTGATAACTAATCTAGCTACCACTTGGCACAATCCAGCTACATTATCACGAATTGTATGTCTGATATCAGGCATAGTTCTAGTGAATTGTTGTCCACCTTCTGTGTAATGTTCTGCTGTAGTTTCCCACGCTAGAAAAACTAAACGCTTATTTAAGTTTTGTAAGAAACGGAAACTATCAATTGTAAAAAAATCAACTTGTTGGTAATGGGCCATTTCTGGCGTTCTGTTATTACGTCCGTTACGTCCTAAGTTGGCTAGCATTGATCTAAATAGTTCCGAAATATTATCAATAACAATATTGTCGTACATTGAAATATCTTGTTCGTTTAACCATTTTGTAAGATCTCCCCATTCTTTCCATGCTTCGTGTGTATTAAAATCCAAAATATCTATATTCTCATTTCCTTTTAAAGGACGTTCTGATTTGTCTATACTGATATATAAAGTTTTGCCTGGAAGGAAATTGATTGTATGAGTTTTCCCTCTACCAGGCGCACCATATATCAAAAATGTATCGGTGTTTTTATTCATATCTTTTGCAGATTTTATTTCAAAACTCATTGTCTACCTCCTCTAAATCGATTTCATATGACGCTGGATAAACCCTTTTAATAGCCTTGTGTTTTGTCATATCCATACTAGCTTTTTCCATACCGTTAAATTCTTTAGCATCTGACTTTTCGTTCGTGTATACAATCTTTGGATTATTGCCAGATGGTTTGTTATAAATATATAAATCATCAAAATCTGTTTTAGCTTTAATGATGTATGTGATTACTTCTTTCATCTGTAACCAACCTTTCGCCTGTCATTACTTGCTTAATATCGTTAAATATTTCTAATGCTTCAACTACTGTGTGATGGTCAAAGATGTGTAAACTTTTCCAACCACCTCTGTAGTAATCACTAAAGTGAGTGAAGCAAACACCTAGTTCTCCGTCGTCAAATTGTTTGAACATTACATGACCTTCTATATCCGAATGAGCTAATTTGATATTTAAATCTGTTACGATATTTAATAGTCTGTGTTTATACATTTGATTACCTCCTGTGTTTTGGGGTATACTGTTATTGAATATTTTATTAATCTTCCGACTGTTAGGCATTGGCGTGCTTATCAGTCTTTTTTTCTGCGTAATAGCTATTCCAAAATGCGTAACTACCAATGAAACTTAAAACGCTAATTACTAAACTGTAATGAAAATCGAATGTGACAAGTGCAAACAACATTGTGAATAGTATTGCTGTTGTCCACGCTAAAATGTGTTTCATATTATCCCTCCTATCTTCCTAATCTATCTATCACTTTATCTAAAGCATTTATTATTTCTGGATACTTATATAAGACTCTAGTACCAATCCTCCTTGTCACATCAATAATTTCTGGCTCACAAATTATTTTTTGTTCCAAAGTAGATTGACTTAATCCAGTCATTTTTACCAAATCTTTCATATCAACAGTCACTAAAGTGCGTTTGTACGATTTAAGAATTTCCTTTATTTTCGCATCTACCATTTCATCGATAAGATCATCGCTAATTTGAAGATTTAACATGACATCTACTCCTTTTTTAACTACTCATTCTTAAATTTCCGAAAAAACTCGGACTCTACACCAAAAAAAATACAGTCTGCATCTAGTTTATATAAATCTTGAATTTTAATAATGATGTCCCTACCAATTTTAGAATTATCTTTTTCATATTTAGATAGTGTATCAGTGTTAATCCCTAATTCTCTAGATGCCTCTCCTTGCGTATAACCTGCGTTAACTCTAGCTGCTCGCATAGTGATTTGCATTTGATTAGTACCTCCTTTCTTTTAACTATCTACAATGATATCCGAAAATATTCGGAATGTCAAACGATTTTTCTCGAATTTTTTATTATATTTCCGAATTTTACCGAAATTTTCCTTGCTTTTCCGACTTCTTACCTATATAATGTACTTATCAAATAAATTATTGAGAGGTAACAAAAAATGGATAGAAACCAAGAATTGAAAGTTCAAATTTCATCAAACATTAAAAACATCATGAAAAAACAAGGGCTTACACAATTGAAATTAGCTGACAAAACTGGCATTTCCAAAAGTACAATCTCTGATTATTTAAATAATAAAACGTTAATAAACCCAGACAATGTTCAAAAAGTAGCTTATGCTTTGAACGTTAAAAAATCTGATATAGATCCAACTTTTAAAAAAAATAATAAAAAAGACTACTCAGAAGTTATCGCAGCACATATTGACGACGATGCTACTGAAGAAGAAATAGAAGAAATCTTAGCTTACATTGAAGCTAGAAGAATGATGAGAAAAAACAGAAATAAATAAGGGGTTATTTTATATGCAATTGAGAGAAGAACTTTCTGATAAATACTCTAAAGTAGCATTAGAAATAGACTACGATATGCCTAATAAGGTTGGTGGGTATTATACAAGGGATGAAATTGACCCAGATGGTTTAATTACAATTACAGGTAAAGCTAATCACTATATCCAAAATGGGATAATTGCCGAAGAATTAGGTCATCACGAAACTTCATATGGGAATATTTTAGGGGCTTATACTAAATCTACTTGTAAACATATAGAAGATTTAAAACAAGAATTAAAAGCTAGACGTTTAGGTTTCAAATTAGCAGTACCACTTGAGAAATTAATAAAATGTTATAAACAAGGCATTTGGGGAGATTTATATGAAATGTGTTTGACTATGCAAATTGACAGATCATATTTCTATGCAGCTATCGAGGATTATAAAAAACAATTTGGAAATTATGTAAAATATGAGGGCTATTATATTCAATTCGAGCCTTTAGTTATTGAAAAAATAGATTAATCCAGCGTACATTGGTTGTTTGGGTACATTCATATCTAAATGTACGTTGTTTAATATAAATAAAATTTATTATAAGGGAGAATGTTGAATGAAAAAACTACTATTTTTAGTATTAGCGAGTTTTTTAGTATTAGCAGCATGTGGGAATAAAGAAGAAAGTAGGTTAGAAGACAAGAAAGAAACTAAAACATCTGAAAAAGAAAAAAATAAAGACGATAAGAAAGATGAAGAAAAAGAAAGCAAACCGGACGATAATTCTAATGAAGATGTAGCTACACAAGATGACAACACAGAACAACAAACTAAAGAAGATACTTCTCAATCACAAGAAAATAAAAAAGTTGATGTTTCAAACATAACTGACCGTTCAGTATTAGAGTCTGTAATATATGGTAATTATTCAGAAATGGAAAAAATCAATGCATATAATAGCGCTGTAGCTAATGGAGTTATACCTCAAGGAAATGTTATGGAAGGCCCAGCCAGTGCTGCATATGAAAGTTCATTAAAAGTTGAAAGTGGCGAAGATGAATCAGTCTACGAAAAAAACAATAAAGGAACAGATGCACAAGCTGCCGATGAAATGGAAGAATTCTATCAAGAAGAGCGTGTAAAAGAACAAGAAGCAGAAAAAGCTCAAGAAGCTAAAGAAGCAAAACTACAAGAAGAATATTTCGGACTTTCTGATAAAATGTATGGTGATGAAGAATACAGTGATGAAGAAATGGAAGCAATGGAAAAAAGGCAAGATGAAATTTTAGATGAAGTAGAACCAATTAATTAATAATTACAAGGGCAGTCACCTCTGCCCTATATATTTTTATCTTTTTTAGCTTGAATCAAAGTAAAAGGAGTGGTTATCATGGCTCAAATAGAAAAAAGAGGTAATAAATGGAGATGTAGAGTGTTCTATCATAATGAAATGGGTACTCGGAAATCTATTTCAAAAAGTGGATTTAAAACGAAAACAGAAGCAAAACGTGTTGCTACTGAACTAGAAAATTCTCTGAATAAAGGTATGCAAGTACAAAAAGATTATAAACTAAAGGACTGGCTAGAATATTATTTGAAAACTTGGCGTAACGATAAATTAAGTCAAAGTACAATAGAAATAGAAAAATTTTCTAAAATGAGAGTGCTCAAATTTTACGGCAATGTCTCTATTAAATCGATAACATCTTCTAAGCATCAAGAATTTATAAATGACTTAATAAATAGAAAGTATAGTAAATCTACTATAAAGAAATCTCATTCATTACTGAATCGTGCATTACAACAAGCAGTCTATGACCGTATTATACAATTCAATCCGTGTGAAAATGTAGAGTTAAAGCATAGAGATTTGAAAATTCCTGAAAAAGCCAAATACATTCCAAAAGATAAAATTAAGCCTTTTTTGGAAATGGTGAAAAAACGTGATATTAATCAGTATTACATGTTTAGATTCATGATAGAAACTGGTATCCGTGTCGGTGAAGCTAACGCTTTAGTATGGTCTGATTATGATAAGAAGAATAAAGCTATTTCTATCACTAAATCCTATGATCAAAAAAATGATAGATGGAACCCTACTAAGAATAAAGAAGATAGAATAATTTATATAACTGAAGATTTAGCCAAAGAGTTAACTAAGTTAAAATATTTACAAAATGCAAATAGAATTGTAAATGAAGATTTGTATAATGAATCGTATGACTTTATTTTTTGCAATTCATTTGGCGACCCTATTCCTCGAAGTACAACGCACAACACAATGAAACATGTGACAGAAAAATTATTAGGTATAGAAAACGGATTAAGTATTCATAAATTAAGACATACACACGCTACCTTGTTACTTGAAAGCGACGTACCTATGAAAGTTATACAAGAAAGATTAGGACATAAAACAATGAGCGTAACTGAACAGGTATACAGTCATGTGACTGAAAAAATGAACAATAAAGCGAAAGAAGATTTCGAGAAATTCATTCAAGAAAAAGAAATATTCTAAAACAGTCTGCACCCAAATTGCACCCAAACCGTTTAATAAAATAAAAGTGGGCGCAAAAAAGCAACCCAATCTATTCATAAAGAATAAATGGATTGCTTATATTCCTAGTGTTTAACCCCTTTGTTTAGCACCTAGTAAAGCTTGATGTATTGTTCTCTTTCCCATTCAGAAACTTGAGTTCTGTAGTAATAATTCGAAGTTTTAGTGTCTTACAGATACGTAAATGACTATCTATTATAGTATTCAAACATACTTATCATTATTAAACCTTATAATCTTGCACCCATTTTTGCACCCAAAATATCTATTTTAAAAAAGTGGGTGCAGAAAAATACCCACCTATTTTAGGTGGGTTATTTTACGCACAAAAAAAGTAGCCATAACCCGAATAGAGTTATGGCTAGATCATTTGTATATATAATACACCAATCCCCCTATTAAATGCAACTACAAAAATTGATTTTATACGATTTAAAAACACAAAAATAGGGCAAGCACATAAGTGCCTACCCTTAATATAATCACGTGGTGGTAACAAATCATAGTAACAACTTATTAACTCTACTTATATTATAGCATGTCTAATAAACTTCTACTACTCTTAAACGTTCGTGCCATACCCAACCATTATTATTGTGCGAGTATACTCGACACCAACCGTCTAACACTTCAAAAATATAAAAATCATCATATCCAGCCTTATAAACTTCGTTAGTTAATGACCACTTGTAATTTTCTTTTTTGCCACTACGTTTAGCAACAGTTACCCCATAATGGTCAACTCTACCTCTAAACTTGCACTTTTTACTCCAAGAAACTTTGCTAGGTGGAATACTTCCTACCTTCAAACCACTTGTTTTCTTAGCGTTCGTTTTTTGATTAACAGTTTGTTTATCAGCTTTGTTTTTTAGATTTTCTCCACCACCCGGTTTGTATACTTCTGTAATTCTTAAACGTTCATACCAAACATAGCCGTTGTTACTAGCACTGTATACTCTAGCCCAACCATCTCTAATCTCGTACACATAGAATACGTCTCCTTGACCGTATACTTCATTTGTAAGAACCATTACATTGTTATGGTTAGGTCTACAAATTGTAGCGCCAGCATTGTCTGCAACTGCTTTGAAGTATGGTTGGTTGGACCACGTTAATTTCTTAGGTGGAATGCTGTTTAATTTCAATGATTGACCTTTAGATGGTGATTTAGGTTTTATGTCTCCAATTGTGGTTAAATCAACACTGTCATCTGCAAAATCTGGAACAATAAAATGTGTTAATCCACTATAATTATCTGTTCTTAATTTAGCAGGTGAATTAGCATTTCCATCATAGTTTTGTTCTAATATTGTGAATGAGTTAGTACCTCCACTGTTATCCCACACTAAACCTGTGTGACCGTATTCGCGGTATATACCAGTAGTATAAATTGCAATTGCTGTAATAGGTGGGATATAATCACGTGTATTTTCTACGACTTTCCAACCTTTAGGCATGCTGTTCACAATGTGTAAGTCTTTTGCATTACCCCAAAATCTAACACCGTTTGTTACGTGGTCAACAAAATCAACAACTAGGTCAGCACATTGATACGCCCATGCATTATCAAAATCAATATACTGACCTTTCAAACTATGCATGTATTCAATAGCTGCTTTATACTCTACGTTACTTTGAGGTGAAGGTGTTGGTTTCTCTTTAGTTGGTTCTGATAAATCTTTAGATGGTTCTTTGTTACTATCTTCTTTAACTCCATTGATATATTTAGCAACTTGTTTATCAAAATTACTAATATTCCTAGAATAACCAGCAGCTTGTAATAAATTGCCTGGATCTATTTTATCTGATTGGATATCTTGGTGTCCCGGAACTTCTGTTTTATAGTCTATATCCCAATAATTACATAAGTAAGCCATAACACGTGCCATGTTATCTAACGATTTTCTAGAACGTGCTTTATCATCAAAATAAGAGCCTTCAATGCCGAAAGCAGCATCATTTGCATCAGCATTATACCAATTATTATCAATAGGCGTGTTATACAGTACATGCCATGCTTTCTCTGTTACTGGTATGCAAACTACACATTCTTTATCATCTACAAATATATGAGCGCTTGCGACCAATGACCAATCGATATTATAACTATTCTTGTAGTAATTAATATTATCTTGTGCAGAAGTGTTAGGGTTTCCTGTATCGTGAGCTACTGCAAATATAGGATTGCCTGTTGTAAGTTTCTGCCCACTTCTTCGTGTACCTATTGGTAACCAGTCATATCTAACGGGTACGCCATTCCATTTTTCCGTCATTTCACATTACCTCCACCAATTTTATTATCGCTTTCTTTAGTAGTACCTTCACGTGTGCGTAACGTTTCCCAAATACCTGTAGCCATCAGCCCACTAATTAATCCAGCTAATAACCGACCAGCAATAGATAATTCAGTCACTATTTCTGGAATAAAGGCAGTAATACCACCTACCACAACACCTATTACCATTGAAATGATTGGTATGATATTTTTAGGCACAACACTCGATTTTTTAATAACTTGTGTTAATGCAATTGTGATTACTGAAATAATTCCTGCAAATGCTATAATTTGTTCCATTTATAAAAACCTCCATATATATAATAAAAGCCGACACATATGTGTCGACTTATTTAAAGAATATGTTTGCTACCAAAGAAATAAGCGGGACTAATACCACCCCTGCAAATCCCAACCAGTAGCCAATTACTTCTCTGTTTCCTTTTGCTTCTGCTTCTACAGTTCCTTGCAAACTTTTAATTTCTTTCTCGTGACTTTTTGTTTCATATTCTAAATCAGTAACTCTAGTTCCTACTGTTGATAATGCTTCGCTCATTTTTTCTAAGTGTTTTTCTGATCTAGCTTGCGACTCGAACGACTTTTCTTGCAGCAATGTCTGTCTATCTACTTTATTCAACAAACTATTAAAATTGTCTGTGTGTTTGTTATCCACTTCGTTTATGCGTTCATTTAGCTTACCTCTTGATCTTTCCCACTCGTGTCTTAGTACATATTTATCTTCGCTCATAAATACCCAAACCACCTAAGAAACCGACAAATCCAAGCCACGCTGTTATAGCGATTAACTGTGCTGGTGTTAGCCAATTAAGTGCATTATACACAGCAGCCGATGACATTAAGAAGTGTATGATGGCACTTCCTAACCCGCCTATTAACATAAAATGGCTCGAACAATTATTTATAGACCTTTTACCAAACAAAAGACTTGATAGAATTAGACAAGTGCCGAACACAAGCAGTAACAAACCCCAAATCCAAATAGGCATAACTTCATTTAGTGCTCGGTAGAAATCACTTTCGTTAATAACATTTTCTTGGCTTATGAGCCAATAGACACCTCGTATATCTACAAACACACCTAACCCAAACAAAGATAAAGTGGCTAGTTTATCGTGTATTGTGAAATTCCCACTCATGCGTTCACCCACTTTCTATAAAATAAAACCACAAGCCTAAGCCTGTGGTTGTTTTGGATAATCTTCACCCGTGATTTCTTTGTATTGTTCTTTTGTTGTAACACCTAATTCGACATATGTTTGAATATCCTCGTTAGTGTAGCAATTAATATCGTAAAACCATTTAATACTTTCAAATGATGGATACATATTATTTTTCCCCTTTCAATTTGGCTATTTCTGTTAATGTTTCAGCTTGTTGTTGTTCTAACACTTGTAACCGTTCATCTTTTTTTGATGATTCAATGATTACATTTGCTAATTCTTGTTGGGATTTTTGCAATTGCACAGCTGTTTTAGTTAACTGCATTTGCGTTTGTGCTAACTGTATTTTACCGTTTGAAGGTATATAAGGTTCTTTTTCGGGTTCATTTTTTTCCGAACCAATCCACTCATTACCATTAAAATAAAAAGGACTGTAAATACCGTTTGGTGGCGGTGTTTCAGTCCAGGATTCTTCAGGGTAATCATATTCACCGTTTTCGTTGATAGAAGCTAAAATAGGTGTTCCATCGTATAGAAAAACTTGTTTATACATACATTCTCCTCCTTATTCGATCCATGAAATATTCCCGTATCCATAATCATCAATAGTCCATTCATTCAAATCTCCATTGATAATAATCCTAAGTTCTCCGTTAGGACGCAATATAGCTTCCACAGTGTTTTGTGAACGTGAGGTGTGTAATTGAGCTACTTTTGTATTCTTTGTAAAATCAATTGGTAAAACAGCAATCAATTGGTTATGTGTAAAATTACTAACGTTTATACGAATACATTTTCTTATAATAACATCGTCAGTTACAATTTTATACGCGCAATCAAAACCGTTATCACCAAAACCTTTATAAGCTAAGTTAGGTGTAGCACCATTTATTATTGTTAGTGGGAGCCAACCAGAATCGGTGAAATTTCTTGCTGCTTTTTCCCAATTAAACCAATCAACAAAAAATCGTTTTACCCAAAGCTGGTTGGAGTTATAAGGGCGAAACGTTAGTCTTTTTGTAACTGGTGATTTACGTTGTACAACACTTAAAAAACCCGCTCGGCTAGTAGAGCCAGAAATAGGTGTATTAATAACATAGTGATTCCCGGGTTCAAGATTGTGCAATAAGTTTAAATCATTGTTTAAATCAACTAATGGATATGTTCCGTCTACATCAGTTAACTTGTATTTTTGCCAATTAGTAGTATCGTATTCATTCAATGTTTCTACTTCTGTTTTTATTTCACTCGCTCTAGTGTTCAATTGAGCAATGTTGTTATCTTTTATTTCGTTTAATTCTGTTTTATAATTGTCAGCTAATTCATTTATTTCACCGATAACTTGCGCACTTCTATCATTTAATGCTTTCATTCCACTTGAAAGTGTTGTGTCCATTTGAGTAACGTAATCGTTACCGTTTTCAAGTGATTCTTCTATATATTGAACACGTTGTTCGATACGTTCCTTTAAATCGTCAAAAGTACGAATGTAATTTAATTTATCCACTGCTGGAACGCTAGACAATAAACTATTCCGTATGTTGAAAGTGAAATCAACTTCTGTAACAATTTTTTCATTACCATGAACAGCTATATACAATTGTGCTTGTACTTTACCGGTATGTTTTAAAAACTCTTTCGGTATTGTAAATTGAGCTTTACCATTTAATGGGTCTATTACATTTGCTTTGTCCACAATGTAAGTGCCGTCATTAGCTATAAGCACTATAAAACAATCAACGTTTTCGTCACTCACTTCGAGTGGTCGTTGATTGCGTGTAATGTAAAATATTAAATCTGCAGTACCAATATCGCTATCATAAAATACTATATTAGTGTTTCCTATACCTTCGTATTTAGCTGATGTTTCTAATTTGATTTTACCTTCTTTATTATACATATGTTATATGTTCCCCCTTCTTATACGTCAAACCATTGCGACCATTTGCCTTCAGAATATGATCTACGTTTCATTCTGTAGTTTGCTGAACGTGCAAAAGGTACTGCTGTTTGAAAGGCTGTTGTAGCGTCATCGAAACTTGCATAACTAACATTGTATTGCGTAACAATTGCCGAAGATTCGCCCGGATATGGCGAGCCTTTTGCGTTACTAGGTACTAAATAATCGCCACCAGCTGGTATGTTGTCACAATCTTTTACGCTCTCCGGTGCCGAAAACTTACGTGCTACTTCTTTATTATGCAATTGCATAGAATTTTCCGTTACCCTAAACCATGTTCTCCCAGAATCATAATCCCAGAATCTAAATTCATTAGGTTGCATATAAAATTTCTTTTTAGGATTATCGCCGTCCATAGCAACAAGGCCTGTGTAATCATCATAATTTTTTAATCGTATTTCATTAGAGCTAATCTCATTCCAATATTGGATTAAACCGTATAGAAATTGTGTAAATGACCTTACTTCCCCTATATCTTCGTACGCACGTTGTATGTCGATATCTCTGACTTGTTTAGGGTCTTTACCGATATAAATAAAATCTAATACTGAACGTTCAGATTTATTCTTGTTGTCAGTTGGCTTGTTTAACATTTTAGAACGTAATACCGAAGATGTTGACCCACCACCATCAAGATTGTAAGCAAATTGTATTTCTCCATAGTGCGTGTATAAAGTTTGTATTACTTCGCTCAATGTCATGCCTTTTTGGTACAATCCTTGTGCTTCAACACGACCATCACAAACAAAAATAATTGTATCTTTATTAGGTAACTGTGCTACAACTGTACGTGGGTGAAATTCTTCACTATTAGAACTATAATCACCTTCTGAATATACTTTTTTTCCTTCCATAATCAACGGACCAAAGCCACTCCAAGTGTTGTTGTAACCTTTCGCTTTGATTTCTGCAGCTGTCACAGTTTGTGGAAATGCTGTCATGGTATTGTCATCAGCCATTGCTAAAGTCCAGCGGTCTTTAATAGGTTCATATTCATTTGCTTTAATCGTATCTAATATTTGACCGTTATAGATTTGTTGACCATGTAATCGACCAGTTGACATACTACCTGTACTGCCATTCGCTACAAATGTCGCACCTGTTTGTTTTGCAAAATCTCTGGCTGATATAACATCGGGTTTGCTCGGATTACTTCCAGAAATCCCTTTTTTTATTTTTATTATATCCCCATTTGAGTCTTTTTGTGGAATAGTTACAATTTTGTATGTTGTATCAAATTTACGACCACTTACATATTCTATTTCGTTATAGTATGCACTATCGCTAATTTGCCCTTCGTGCTTTTGTGCCATGTTGTCGGCTTTGTTTGCGACAGAATCAATCTTTGCGAAGTCATTCATTAGTCTATCTTGCGCTAATTTATGAATGGTACCATCGTTGCCGACTCTTATGTCTTTAACTTCTGACGAACTATTTGCACTTGCCCCAAAAATTTGATTGGCAATTCTACTTGTTAAAACGTCAACAGTTTCATCAAGTGGTTTACCCTTATGATCTATCTGTTTAGTAGTATGTGCGTTTGACTTTTGATTTTTATGCGCTTCTATTATTTTTAACATGGTTAATCTATCTTGATTTAATGTTTTAAAGTTGTTGACTAAGTAACCTCTAAATTCTCTGTTCAAACTATTCGGTAAATTTTCAAATAGATTTGTCATCGATTATCACGTCCTCATTTGTACTATCTTCTGTGTCTTGTTCTACATTTTCTAATTCTTCAATACGTGTGTTTTGGTCTTTTAACTCATTTTCCATATTTGTAATACGGGTATCTTGATTATTTAATTCACTTTTTAGTTCAGTAATTTCACTTTGAATATTAGAGAGGACGACTATTAAATCATCGTCGCCATCAAAATCTAACCCAAATAACCCTTTTATATGAGTTGCTGCAAAATACGGTTCACCAGATTCATCAAGTGAATATTTTATTTCAGTTGGCTCATTC